CGTCTGGAAACCTCGATTTCCTGGCGGCTGCGATCGCCTGAATTCCACGTTGCGATCCAATTACCGAACCCACTCAGACCAACTAGTATTAAAATGCCCAGCTGAACGTACTTGTCTCCACTTTGAGCCAGGGTCGAGAGCAGTTGGCTCATCCCGTTTTTGGGTGCAGGGGTCAGTGGTGGATTTGGAGCAGTTGGAGCCATACATGACCTTATTGCCTAACTAACAACCATATTAGAAACACCATCCCTAAGAAGGCTAGCACCCACATCACCAGCACTATCAGGCCAGCCGGATCAGGATTCCAACGCTCCGGCGCTCTTATTTGAGCCCCTTGAGTGTTTGAGCCAATCTAGCTCTTTGCCCGAGCTTGCCCCCGGCTTTAGCGGCTTTGTTCAATTTGGCTGCCGGGATTTTCTTGCCCTCTGGTACCCCCATTTGCTTGTGGAGTGCTCCTGGTTTTTTTATGGCACCTTGAATCCAGCGTTTTTTCTCAGCCACGTTTTTTACCTCTGCCTTTCATCATGTTTCCCATATTTTTGTCCATCATTTTGCCCATGCCTTTCATTGGCATCTTGGGTCCTTCTTTGATCTTCTTTTTCGCAGCCATAAGGTTTACTTGGTTGGTGAATAGACGTTTGGCACCAAGGGCGGCGGGTTAGCGACCGGCCCGGTGATCAGGTAAGTCTGCGCAGTCTGGTTACCCACAGCGTAGAGGTTCCCGTCCGGCCCGATATAAAAGCGAACTTGAGCCGGGGTCCCAGCCAGCGGAACGCTTCCTGGCGTACCGACTCCGATTGTGCCTTTACCGACTGTGCCGTATCCGGTAGCCGTATAAGAGGTTGTAGTGATATTGCTCAAAGCCGGGTCAGCTGGTCCACAGCCCGATTCCCAGCCGCTAGCGTAACGATTTGGGGTGATCATACGGGTTTGGGTACCTTGATGTTGATAACGCCGGTCTGGGTCTGCCCTGCGTAAATGTAGTCGTAGAGCTTGAGGTACAATCCGGCTTCCTGAAAGGTTCCGGCCGGGAGCGGTGGCCCAACTGCCATCTTGTAGGTTGGTGGCACGAAGGGCGGGTTTTTACCGACATTCGAAGAATCCATGTTTGGTGGTAGCGGTTTCTTGGACATAGTTAGTTCCCCCATCCTGATCTAACGCTAGTTGGTGTCACGACTGAGCCAAGCCCGTCTAGGTAATTCCCAGCCGGGAATGTTTTCGGCGGGAACGGCGAACCCGCGATCGGCCCGACTTCCCATGGTCTGGTGCTTACCGGCAGCTGCTGGTAAGCCGGTGGGGTGTAGCCCATTGGATTAATGGAAGGTGTGTCCATGTTAGTTTCGTACTTTCTTTTCTGATGATTCTGTCTCTTGAGCCAATTGATCTTCTTCGATGGCTCGGACGAAATCAGGAGCATGTTGGGTCAGGTATCGCCGTACAAAACTCGATAGAGTGCGCTCATCAGCCTTGGCCTTACGCTCAAGCCAGCGTATCCAAGAGGGTGGCACAGTGATACAGACCTGCTCGTACTTAGTCTCAGCCATTCTCAATATGGGGGCACGCCTTGTGCGCCCGGCCCGATGATAGGTGTCGGATGGATCTGGGAGATCGCGGGGTCAGCCTTAATCGGCCCGACTTCCCAGTTCTTGGTCGTGGGTGGAAGGGCATTGCTGGCACCCTGGTTCTGGCCGTTGGCACCCACGGGCATTTTCTGTGGGTAGAAAGTGCTCTTGTAGGGGTGCGGTGGGGCGGGTGGGCTGGTTGAGATATTGGCTCCTTGAACCGATCCATACGGATACGGATTAAGAATAGGGCCAAGTTCTGGTGTAGTGACTGGGTAACCGCCCGAACTCGGCGGCCATGTAGGGAATGCAGGTGGGTAGGTGCTAGAGGCAAAAGCCTCGATTTGTGGATCTGTACCGTTCATGAATTCTCCTTTGGACTGGGTTTGGATTCTTCGCTGAATTCGAGTTTGTTCATAAATTTGAAAGGGGTTACCAGCCGGTGTCGGCGGTGTAGTGATACTGTTGGTTTGCGATCACGGTGTTTGGAGTCGTAAGATTGAATCCGCTGAATCCGCTCATACCGACAGCGACAGCACTTGAAATAGATCGGTCGGTATTACTAGTCCAATCCCGAATATTGTTAATAGCGCCTGTCGCTGGACTATATCCGGTAAGGGTCGGAACCGTTGCCATTTTACTAGGAAATGTGACAGCTATAAACGGGGCTGAGTTTGCTGGTATCCACGCTTGGGGCCCACCATTGCCGCTGATGGTACCCGGGTTAGCTCCGTAATCATAGCTAGCCGAAAAATACCGTTGGCAGCGGCTCAGATTGGTCTGGAAATCCAGGTCGATCAGGGTCGAACAGACGGGCCCGGGCTCGTGCTGTAGGAACGCCAAATCAAACGTGGAACCGACCGGCGAGGCGCTGAAATTGCTCATCCCGATCGCACCCCATGTTCCGGCTGCCCCACTGACCCAGACATCGTTAGCTGAAGTAATTCTGCTCGCCCCTTCGGCTAACTGGATGCCTAGATAGTACCCTGTGTTTGCTTGAAAGCCAGGGTCAAGCCCAAATCCGGTTGTCGGGAACACGGGCAGATTAGGCAGAGTAATTAAGGTCCACGTATTGGCTGCACCCAGAGTGCAGAGCTTAGAAAGGATGTAACGATTCACAGCAGTTCCCGGCATCGCGGATATGGCCCATCCAAATTTCAAATTGGCCACACTCGATCGGCACAGGATCGACATGGAATGGACATCATTGACCAGCTCACGTAGAAACGGACCTTCGATCCCAACACCGAATTCGGCATCATCCGTTGCTGCAAGGCTGGCCTGAGCAGCAGTCAGAGTGACGCGCAGGATTTTCCGGGTGATCAGGTAGCTGGTTCCCGGCACAGCCACATTAGCCGAGATCTGCTGCCTGGTGTAGGCACCCGTTGAGGCATTCTTATTTTCAAAGCCGCAGCGATCGATCATAATCCAAGTATCAGTATTAGCTGGAAAAGTTGCTGCCGTACCGCATAAGCGTTGATCTATCTCGAAATTGCAATTGGCGTAAGCCAGTGCGTTGTAGCTCCGCAGCCGCTGGCTCCAGATCGCGCTTTGCGGCACCAGGATCTTACTGTCACTACCCAGAGTGGCGATATTGCCCGCATCCGTAGAGATGGCCGGGAGCGCTCCGGGTGAGCCTTGGGCACCGGCTGGGGAAACCTGGACTCCGGTGGGAACCGCGAAACCTGGCGATGGATTGGGGGAAGCCATAAGGGGTTAAAAACCGGCGGTGTCGGCGGTGTAGTGCCAGATGGCTTCCCAAGCAGTCGCGGGTGTTGCGCTCAAAGTCCAACCACTAAATCCAGCATCACTAGCGTACAGACTTGCGGTCACGGCTATATCCGCAGTAGCATTCGCATTATAAACCACATTGATAGCACCACTTGGTGGACTATACGCTGTCATGGTAGGTGTTATAGCCATTGTCTTCTTAAATGTCATCGGAGTCATTGGTGGATTGGCAGGATAACAAACCATGGCTGCCGCGCCATTATATGTCACAGTCCCAGGCTTAGTGGAATAGGCATATGTTTTTTGATAATACCTTTGGCAGGCCTCCAGGTTGCCATTTGGCCCACTGAATGGGCAGTCGATCAGGGTGGTGCACTGGGGGCCGGGCTCGTGCTGACAGAACGCGATATCGACGGATGAGCCGACTGGACCGGCAAACAGGTTCCCCTGACCGATTGGGTTAGACAACCCGCTTGCACTAGTCGTCCACGTGTCATTAGCGGAATTTAATTCGCTTGTTCCGCTAGCGATACAGAAACCGAAAACATACGCACCGTTACCTGGAGTTAAGGCCCAAGTTCCACCAGCTGCGAAAACTGGTATATTAGGAATCTGGATCAATGTCCAGGTATTGGCCGCTCCCAAAGTGCACAGATGCGAATATTGATACCAGGGTGCCAGGTTGGTTTGAAGGAAAAAACCCAGCGCGAAATTAGCGATGGATGAACGGGCGAGAATCTGGACCGAATGTACATCTCCAAGGAGTTCGCGCAAAAACGGGCCTTCGATAACCGTTGCGATTTGCGCCCAATCGGCAGCGACCAGTGTCGTTTTCTGAGTCGAGGTCAACAGGCGCAGAGCCTTCTGGGTAATGAACTGATTGGTGCCTGGAACCGGTACATTGACTGCAATTTGCTGGCCTGTATATGATGCGCCTGCGATACCATTCCAACCTTTCCAACGGTCACAAATAGAGGTTGCCGTACTTGCTACAGTAGTCCCACTGCCGCATAGCCTTTGGTCTACCTCGAAATTGCAGTTGGCGCTAGCCAAAGCGTTGTAAGACCGGAGCCGAACCGAGGTAATGACGGGCTGGAGCGCTTGGGAATGATTGGTCCCATCGATAAAATCCGTGGTATTGCCGCTGACCTGCCGCAAGAGCCCGCTCTGAGTCGAGTCCGCTAGCGGGATTGGCCCGCTCATCGCCGGAGTCATCAGCGTCGCATTGTTCCCCGCTACGCTCGCTACCTGCATGATCCCCGGCTGGCCGGTCCCGCCTCCGGCCTGATCGATCCAGACCATCTCCCCCGGCACCATCCAACTCGCGTTGGTCATGGGCACCACGACTGTGTTCCCAACCGTCGGCACGGTGAAGCCAGCCGTGGTGGTCGTGAAAGCGTTGACTCCGGGCGCACCCGTGGTGCCCTGGGGGCCGATATCGCCACCGGGGCTGATGGCAGCTCCAGACGGGACGCTGGTCCCGGGGACGGCTTGTTCTTGGACAGGGGCAGGCATAAATGTTTACCAGCCGGTGTCGGCGACGTAGTGGAAGGTAACTGGCGATGACTGCGTAACATTAGCTGATAAATTTATTTGTCCGATACCGCCTTCTCCAAAGGATACACTACTTACCGCCAGTGTGCCGATTCCTGGTTGATTTACCTGATTAATAGTTCCAGTGTTAGGGTTATAAATATTAACGGTTGGTCTTTTGGCCATCAACACCGGGAAACGCGTAGTTGTAAAAGTCCAGGGAGCGGTAGTGCCGTAGGGTGAAGCCATACATTGGTTAGTTTGGTCCGGTGTACCTGCAATTTGCCCATAATCGTAGGATTTAGTGAAGTACCGCTGGCAAGCTTCCAGGTTGCAATTTGGCCCGCTGAATGGGCAGTCCATCAGGGTGGTACACTGGGGGCCGGGCTCGTGCTGGATAAATTGTAAATCGAAAGTTGAATTGACTGGACTCGCCGCAAAATTGCTCATGCCTGGTGCAGCAGAAAAAGAACCGCTTTGCCAGACATCAGCTGCCGGAGCGATGTAGGTTGAACCACAAGCCAGAGTAATTCCCAGGTAGTAGGCAATCACACCTGGACCTGACGTAAAATTGCCTGCGGCTGGCCAGATTGGCAGATTAGGCATCGTTATTAATACAGGCGTGTTGGCCGCTCCCAAGCTACATAGTTTTACCAATGAATAAGTGCCAGCACTGTTCTGGAGATAAATGCTAAACTTGAGATTAGCTACGCTGGATCGGCAAAGAACGCTAAGTGAATGCACGTCGTTCTGTAACTCTCGAAATGCAGGGCCTTCCACGCTTTGATATCCGTTCCAATTATCACCGGCTCCTAATGTGACTTCTTGCGTAGTCAGGGTCAGCCGGAGGACATTACGGCTAATACTAAAATTGGTGCCAGGCACCACACTGGCGTAACTTGGAACTACTTGTTGACCACTAATCACCATGGTCCCAGCTTGCGACCCTCCCCAACGATCCTGTATCATGACGTTGGCAGAATTAGGCACTAAAGTGCCCGCATGGCGCTGATCCACCTCGAAACTGGGGTTGCCCACGGCGTTATAACTGCGGAGCCTGGCGCTCCAGATCACAGGCTGGAGCGGTTGCGAGGTGTTCGTCCCGTCCTGGAAATCGGTGGTATTGCCGCTGACCTGCCGCATTAGCCCAGCCGTTGTCGCGCTGGCTAGGGGGATCGGGTCGGACCCACCCGGGAGATGGGTCGTCTCGTGTGCACTGGGCGTATAGGTCGCGGGTGGGTTTTGAACTCCAGACCACTGGACTTTCTCGGCTTGGTCTACGATGTTGTTGTTATTGGTATCGTAGACGCTTTTGAGCATGTCCCCGACCGTCCCGCTCCCCACACTGATATTGAGCAGGGTGACCGAGTTCCCCGCTACGGCCTGGACCTGCATCTGACCGGCTTGGCCTCCACCTCCGGCATTAGCAATCCAGAGTAACTCCCCGACTACCATCCAGCTTGCATTGGCTACCGAGATAACCACCGTTGAGCCGATTGCGGGCACGGTAAAGGGTGCCGTGGCTGTGGTATAGGCGTTTACCCCCTGGATCCCCTGCGGCCCGGCCACGCCTTGGGGGCCTTGGCTCCCGGTGGCTCCGGTATTCCCGGTAAGCCCGGTTGCTCCGGTTGGGCCCTGGCTTCCAGTGGGTCCAGCCACGCCTTGCGCCCCGGTCGCGCCCGCGACCCCAGCCGGGATCCCGAAGTTAAAGACTGCTGCTGCCGTAGTGCCAGTATTAGTAACGGTGGCGTTAACTCCGGCCCCTAGGGTCGTGGTTGTACCAACAGCTACCGTCGCGGCTGCTCCGGCTGGCCCGGTATTCCCGGTTGGACCAACAGGTCCCTGTCCTCCGGTTGCTCCGGCTGGGCCCTGGCTCCCGGTTGCGCCGGTATTCCCGGCTACGCCTTGCGGTCCAGCTGGGCCCTGGGGTCCGGTGCCGGTTAAGGTATTGCCAATCGGAGCGGTCGAGCCTGGGGCCTGGTTAACTGTGTAACCCAGGTTTTGCAGGGTCAGCTGGTTAGTGCCGGTGTTAACGGCGGTAACGGAGAGATAGCCAATCGGCGAAATAAAGACGATCCCGCCCACATTGAACTGGGCTGCCCCGCCGCTAGCGACATTGGCTACTGCGGTTGCATTGACCGCAGGCATGGTAAAGACTGCGCTCAGCGTGGTATAAGCGCTGGCACCTCCAGGTGGCCCAGGTGGCCCGGTCGCCCCCGTTGATCCTGTTGGGCCGGTTGCTCCGGTATTTCCTGTCAAACCTTGCGGTCCGGTTGCGCCGGTACTGCCGGTTAAACCCTGTGGGCCCTGGCTCCCGGTTGCTCCGGCTGCGCCGGTGGGGCCGGTATTTCCCTGAACGCCCTGCGGTCCGGCTGCTCCGGTTGCGCCGGTGCTCCCGACTGGGCCTTGGCTTCCGGTTGCCCCAGTTGCCCCGGTTGGACCCGTTGGCCCGATTGGACCCTCGTAGGGGCCAAGATCAACCCAGGAAGTGCCGTTCCAGGCCCAGCCATGCCCGGTATCCAGGGTAATGTACATGTCATTAGCCGTGTTCCCGGTCGACGGCAGGGCACTCTGAGTGGCTACGGTTCCCTTGGCATTTAGGGGCGGCCCGACCGGTCCCTGCACGCCCTGAACGCCCTGCGGGCCCTGGGGCCCGGTCCCGCCGGGAGGACCGGGCAGTGAGGTGGTGGTGAGCTTGCCTGGAGCGATGCTGGTCCCAGGCGCTACGTTGTAACTGGTCCCGAAATTCATGACCGTCAGCCGGTCAATGTTCTGGGTCGAGACGACTTGGTAGTAACCGCCGCCCTCAATCATGACCGTCATGCCGTTGACGAGCCCCTGATTGTTAGCAACAACCAAGGTTACATTGGCGTTAACGGCTGGCTGAATCCAGGCGTCTAAAACGTTGGTGA